TTGAACGCAGCTTTGGTTTCGCTACTCCTAAACTCTTACCTGCACCCTTCGCTGTTAGATTGATTCCCTTTGGACTGCTAACTGCCAACCCCTTCTGTATGATCCATTGATAGATTGCTTCCTTCAATGGTATAGCACTTTTCTTTGTTGCCTTGCCTCTGCCCTTGTCAACTGCCTCGTAGTATCTGTCAAGCTCCAACTTGAACTGAATCTCGGTGTCACTCTTAAACTTCACATTGAATGCAATGGACTGCGATAAGTTCTTGGATGCGTTAGAATTCTTTGCAACCAAACTATTACGCAAGTCACGCTGCACTTTGTTGCCAAAATCTTCAAGTGTTTGATATATCGATTTTTCTTCCATTCTATTTTTGCATCATGCGTTGTAACTCTCTTTCCTTTTCGATGTCCTGCTCCAAACTCATGTAGTTAAAGAAATCGATAATGTTCATCTCCATAAAATAGTCCCACTTTGTTCTATCATACTTACACAGAATGTGGACTGTGTACATGTAACCCCATTGTTGGAACAAGGTCATCCCTCCTCCACCTGTCGTATCATCTCCTTCGCCTCGTTCAGCAGGTTGTCCACTTTCATTAGTTCTGCTTCCAAATAACTCTGCATAAGATTGGGTAATTCTTCCGATACCTTGCAAAAAAAAACAGCCACACCGAATCCTATTTCTAAATTAAGTTTATCCTTAAACAACTTCATGCGTTCTTGAAATTCCAATGGCTTTCTAAATGGCATGTACCACACCTTCTTTTCTTTGCAGAATATACTCACGATTGTTGGCAACTGCTCTGCCAGATTCTCGCCTGTAATCTTTAACAGCGACAAGTCAGTAAGGTTGCTCACCTTGATATTGTTGTTAGATGGATCAAAGATAAATTTGCGATGTGCCAACTTAAACTTTGCCATAAATCTACCCTTCAATTCTATCGCCACAAATTCATACATCTGTTTTCTGTACTCGTTGAATTCAGACATTGGCATTGCTTCAAGTTCTGCCAAAGGAATCTTTGTGAGTAGTGAAATCAGTTTACAATCCTTTTCTAAAAGGTCAACAGGCAAGATACACTCTTGCTTTCTTATTCTTTCAAAATCAGCGTATTGACCTAATGTAAGATTACCCCATGAGAATTTCTTCATAATAATATAAGTAGTTTAGTTTGGTTTGTACAAGGCAAGTTATGTGTCATTTTAAAGAGCGACACTACTCTCAACTTCATTTCCCCAAACATCCCATCCTTCGGGAACTTCACGAGCAAATAATTCTACCTTTGGCAAATCACCTACAAGTCTAATTATTCTATCTCTTGTTTCCTGTGGCTTTTTACTATGTTTGTCAATCGGTGCATAAATAACAGAGTGAACACCCATATCCAATCTTTTTGGGATTCCTTTCACAGCTAATAAGCATATTTCCGCATTACTTCTTGTCCAACTTCCCATTCCCCAAAATAAACTATCAGCTTTCTTGTTTTTCTTTACCCAAGTAAAAGCATTTGTTTTGTATTGGAATCCCCAAGCGTTTATAACATCAAGTGCTTCTTGCAATTTTGGGAATGTTGCCCACATAAATAGTATGCAGTTTTCATCTGCTATTTCGTTTACAGGCAAGTTTTTTATGTCCTCAATATCCATTGTTCTATAATGCCTTTCCGCTCCCCCTCTATGTAAGCATTTATCATCGTAGCTCCAAGCTGGGTCTGCATAAATTATATTGTATTTCTTCATATTTCTAAATTAAATGGCATCACCTAACATTGTAGATGCCTGAATTTTTATTTGCCTTCAATGAATAGTATGCAATGCAAGTAGCCATGACACCATCATCGTGGAATCCTGATGGTGCAGAATACTTGACTGACTTGGATGCAGGATTGTACTCGTAGGTGAACACCTCAAATTCTTTTTTTATCCAATCTACCGGAAGGAACTGCACCTCTTTGTTGTTGTTTGCCACAATCAATGCCTCGATAATATCTTGCTTTGACTTCGATGTGGTGACGAATGGGTATATTCTATCCCTGTGCATAACACCCTTCTGTACCTGCTCGAAGATAGCATCACCAATGCTGTTGACCTCGACAAACGTGAATGCTTGGTATGTGTTGATGTGTTTGCACACCTCTGCTACAATGTTGCTCCATGTCGTTTGCCTCCACCTGTCAACGAATACCATTTGCCCTTGTTGGTTGAAGATTGTCAATACCGTATAATCATCTGCCCTTCCCAAGTCAAGACCTGCATAATACTTTGGCGATGTGTCCACCACCGATGAATAGTTGATGTGCAGGAACAGACCACTACCTCCATCAAGAAATTCAGCCATGTACTCCTGCTTGAAGATGTGTTCCGGTAGTGTGAGCTTCGCATCGTCTATCTCTGACCTTTGAATCATTGGATTGTCGTAGGATGACATGCTGAATGACTTGTATTGTGGATTGACCGAATCTAATTGATGCAAGTGATAGAAATGATTCTTGCCTCTCGGTGTGCTTATCAATATCACCTTCTTGCCCTTCACCAACACCGTTGCTCGTAGCACCTCTGTCCATGCCTCTGCATCCATGAATGCGAACTCATCGCATATAAGATAGTCAAAGGTGTAACCACGAATGTTGTCGTAGCGTTCTGATGAAAAGAATTGAATGGTTGAGCCATTGCGATACTCGACAATCAGATCACCCTTGTTGATGTTCTTATAAATCTCTGGTCTTTTGATGAATGCTTTGTAAGTGTCTGCAAATACTTTCTTCGCCTGTTTATAGACAGGACTTACCCACGCAATCTTGCTTCGTGGATTATTCAATGCCCAATACATCATCTGGTTGGTAGCCATCATCGTCTTTCCAAACTGCCTACCGATACAAATCACATAGTATTTGTACTCCTCGTCATTGATGCTATTGTGTATCTTCTGTTGATTCGGGTGGGGGTTGTATAAGATTGCTTGTGCCAAAGTCTGCTCTAAATTTCATGTTACCTTTAATCTCTATCGTGCTTTGCTCAATGTACCCTCGTTTCTTTGCCTTGCATTTAAGGTAGAAGATTGTTGACAATGGATTGCCCTTTGCTATCTGTTTGTGCAGACAAGATTCAGCGAAGTCAAGTGCTACATTGTCGATGTCGTTGCACAGCTTTCTGTATGCCTTGTTTTTCTTCAACCATTCGTAGTGTGTGCTTCTATCAATGCCAACTGCACGACACGCTGCTGTAACAATACCCAATGCCTTCTCTAATGCCATAACCATTGCCTGTTGTTGCAAAGTTATGCCTGTGGTAATAATAGTGTAGGTATCAGTAGGATTCACACTAACATTCACGTTGTCTGCTGTCAGTTTATTTTCCATTTAATTGATGATGTTTGATGTGACATGACTGACAAAGGACTTCACCATTATCAGTTGAATATCTTAATTTCTCATTATGTTTCCATTGAACTTTATGATGAGCATTTAATTTTTCTGTTGAGCCACATCGTTTACATTTATGCTCCCCAATTAATTTAACCAACCTTGCCCAATCACTTTGATATTTTCGTTCTTGTTTTTTGTTTAGGTTATTAAGTTTAGGTTTTTCTTTTTTAATTATCACAGGAACTAAATTACATATTTTATCAAATTCGCTTCTGTACAATTCGTCATTCTTCAACCATTCGTAATGCGTTGTCCTTGCAATGCCAACAGCACGACAAGTTTCTGCTACATTACCAATAAATTCAGAAAGTTGATTTAGCATCGCATTTTTAGAGATTCTTTTTTTAGAATCTTTAAGAAACGATTCCATTGGAATTAACGATGGCGAATTAAATAAATACAACTGTTTATTTTCCACAAACTATATTTTTATTCCGTTTCTTTTAATAACTAATGTAGCATCCAACTTCTTCATTCTATCAATAATTACTTGGCAATACTTCGGGTCTAATTCCATGCCGTAACATTTGCGTTTTGTATTATGACTTGCGACCATTGTTGAACCGCTACCTAAAAATACATCTAAAATAGTATTACCTGCTTTATAGTTATTAAAAGACCATTCAACTAAAGCAATTGGCTTTTGTGTAGGATGAACTCTTTTTTCTCCCATTTCGCTGCCCTTAATCATTCCGTGCCATTGATGTCTAAATACATCTACTTTAACTCCTTTATTTACAAAAGCTAATTCTGCTCCGCTAAATGTATCACCTTCTCTTTCTTTATCCCAAACTAACCACCCAAACCCATTTGGTAAACAAGATGAATAATAATTAGCACCCCAAAAAATCATTGTCGCATCACTAAATAAAGATTGACATAAATTAAAAGCATCAATTGCAACAGTTACATCATTATCTCCTAATATTTCTCCAAAATCATTTTCTTTAGCACTGCCTTTTATTCCTTTGCCGCTATGTGAAATACCATAAGGCGGGTCAGTAAATACCATATCTGCCTTTTGTCCGTTCATTAACTTTGCCACTTGGTCGCTGTCTGTACTATCTCCACACAACAATCGGTGTTCGCCTATTTCAAATAAATCTCCTAATACTATATCTGTTTCAGTTCCACCATCGGGTGCTGAAAAGTCATCTTCCTCTGCTTCTAACTGATTTTCAAAATTTGGAATGTCCAACCCCCACTCTATCAACTCAACCTCATTCCACTCGTTTGCAATCATATCCCAATCCCACTCCCCACCACTCACATTGTCTTTTATCAGGAACTCTTTCTCTTGCTCCTTTGTTAAATTGTCGGCAATGATTATTGGCACTTCTTTCATCCCTGCTTCAACACATGCCTTCAATCGCATGTTGCCACCAAGCACCATCATATCTTTGTTGACAACGATAGGTCTGATGTCAAGCATTTGTGGTAGGTCTTTAATTGACTTCACCAACTTCTTGAACTTGTCATCCTTTATGAATCGTGGATTTGATTCGTTGAGTTTTACCTCTGATATTTTTACCTTGACTATTTTCATCCTTGTCCCCTTGTTTGTTTTGTCTTGCGACAATGTTTGTTCTTTGACTTCTTCGCCCTGCCTTTTTTACGCACACCGAAATTCTTCTTTGTTGTTGTTGCTTTAATCTGTGCCATTCTCGTATTGAATCATTAGATTATTTATATCTGCATAAAGTTGAAGGACACACGCATTGCAGTTGGTGTTGACTGGTGCTTGTCCTAACTGCATCCATACCCTCGCCATTGTGTCGTGTGGTGAATTGCTTACGTTTAGTTTCTGCTCTGCTACCATCTTGATCACACCTCTGTGGTTGACTAATTGTTG